TTTCCTGGAACTTCTGCGCCAGGTGGTAAACCGCCGATTGCAGACGCTTCCCGGCCCGTGTCTGGAAGAAGCACTGGCGCACGCTCCACAATCGCCGATGCTTCCGCCAGAAAAGAAGTTTTCTTTTTCATGGGCCGTTCCTGCTCTTTTTCACCCCGCTTTTCCTCCTTCCTTCTTGCGATAACCGCCGCTTGCGCCCGGTTCGCCCGTTCCGCCGCCGCCTGCATCCAGCCCGCCGCCGGGCGTTGCGGTCTGGGGCGCTCCCGCTCCCACTGGGCTTGCAGAAGTTCCGCTTTGCTCTTTGGGCGGTGCTTTTTCTTACCCACGGCGCTTGCGGCCCTTCTTCCGCTTCTTCTTCCGTTTCGGCGCTGGCGTGTGCCGTTCCGGCTCCCGCTCGTTCCACGCTTCTTCCTGCAACACTTCCAGCACTTCCACGTTTTCCAGTTTGAACGTGTACGTTGCGCCGGGGTCATACGTGCCCGCCGCCCAGTCCGCCCGGAACTTTTCAAAATCGCCCTTGTAGGCGCTGGGCAACATACCGGGGCCACCCTTGTACTGTTCCGCGTGGTACATGGCGCACATAACGCGATTGTCAACCGCCTGCGGCCAGTTGAACAAATGCCAGCAGCTGTGATCGTCATACCACCAGGAAGAAAGCGTGATTTCCAGGCCGTTAAAATACTGATCCGCTTTCTGCATTGCCTTGAAGTTGTTTACCGTGAAGCCCTGCCCCCGGTATTCCTCCCGGTACGCCTGCCAGGGGCGGGCCGGGATATTGATCCGCGCCCGCACCACGCGGGGCGTGTATGTCTGGTTCAATCTATCTTCCATTTCTGTTCCTTCCCAGCCTATCCGCAATCCGCAGAATGGCTTCCATTGATTCTTTAATGTTTCGGTCTGTGCTGGCGGTTATCTTCAAAACCTGGGCAATGTCCCGCAATTCCTGTTCCGCTTCCAGGACTTCCGCCGGGCTGTGCTTGTTCATGCAGGCCCGGCACATTTGCGATCCCGCCGAAACAGGCGCACCGCACAGCACGCAACGTTCCGCCGCCACCGCGCCTACCTCCTATAACCAGTCTTCCAGCGTTTTTACGCGCTTTTCCAGGTTGTGCGCCCGCTCGATCAGGTTGAAGACTTCCTGGGGCGTAAGGCCCGTTGCTTCGTACTTGTTCAGCTTCCGGGCGGCCTGCGTTACGGTCACGCCCTTACGCAAAACCGCCTTTCCGCTGGGCGCTGTCTCTGTCAGCGTGTAGGTTTTCTTTTTGGGCTGCGTTTTCGGTTCCCGTCCCGCTCCCGGCTGCGGCATGGCCTTTTTCATGTAGGCATAGCCGGGGACGTTCTGCCGCATGATACGATCAATACTCACCGTTTTTCCTCCCTTCTTCCAGCGCTTTTTCTGCTTCTTCCCGTGTCAGGAAAAATTCTCCCGGTTCCAGCGCATATAACCAGTTTTCAGTTTCCGTGCAAAGGTCAAATACAGGCTTTCCCGTTGTCCCGCCGATCGTTACATGGTCAATCTGTGCTGAAACAACCCTTCCCCCGGCGTACTTCCTCCCCTTGTGTACGGTTTCGATATAATACACCGTATCCGTAACCCGGCACGGAAAAACCACCAGTTGCCCGGTCACTTCCGCCGCCTTGTAGTCTGCGAACTTCGCGGCCATTTCCCGGTACATTTCCCGGAAGTCCGCAATTTCTTCCGGTTTCAGCCCCGTTTCCCGGTATGCTTTCAATTCCACCAGCCATTCCGCCAGTTTGTCATGCTGATATGCACAATCCCTGTTCTCCGCCTGGCATCCCTCCGCCACTTCGCGGGCGTGTGCAATGGCTTCGTCAATGGTCATGGCCTTCCGCTCCTTCCTGCGGCTCCACGTCCGCGCTGCACCGCACCGCCAGCCGCCGCAGTTTGCTTTCCCGGTACGCCGCCACGGCTTCCGCGCACCTGTGAAGCACCTTCATTTGTTCCAGCATGATTTCCACGTCCGCAATTTCTTCCGCGATCTGTTCCCGGTTGTCCCTCCCTCTGGCGGCCTTGCACAGTTCTTTTTGCAGTTCCGCCATTTCCTCAAATACCATAAGCGTTTGAGCGTCCGCGCCCCAGGCGGCCAGGGCGGCGCGGTAAATCTTCTGTTCATCCATTCTGCACCGCTCCTTCCCGCTGCGGCCCGTCCACCAGGTTTACCAGCTTCCCGCTGTTGTCCAATTCATAGACAAAGCGCACCTTCATTTCCTTCATGGAGTGAAGCGCCACAATGTCCGTGATCGTGTGTTCCCGCCCGGCTTCATCCCGGATCTTGTCCCCCAGTTCAAACGGGCAACGGGCGTTAAATGCTGCGAACTTCACCGCTTCCACCAGCCTTTCTTGATCCCGATATTGACGTACACGGCCCACAGATTAAGGCCGATAAACCACCGCCATTCCTGCCGGATACCGTCATAGCCCTTCCCGCCGCCGAAACAGATCGTTTTTTCGTTCCAGCGCGTGCGCCCGTAGTCCAGGCGGAACGGCCCCCATTCCCTTGTTTTCATCCGCCGTTCACCTTCTCCACAATAAATTTTGCATACACGCTGCCCATATCGTCCAATGTCGTACAGGCGGAATAATCAGCACCGCCCAGCGCCGCTTCCAGCGTGGTTTTCAGAAAAGCCGCGTGCTTTTCTTCCGGCTCCCGGCGTATGATCTCAAACAGGCGGTTTGCCGTTACCACCCCCACAACCGTTTGCAGGGCCGTTTCCAGCCGTTCAATTTCTGCGGCTTCTCCCACCGCCCGTTCTACTTCCCGGCCTAAATCCTGTAACTGCTTTTCTATCACGGCTGCCGTTGTCGGTGTCCAGTCCGCCACGTCCGGGTGAAGCGGGTCAAGGAACATACACGCCCCGTTGAAGCGCACCCGGTACGGTTCCAGGTCTTCCGCTGTCATGAACTTGCGCCCATAGATTTCCTGCATGGAGCGCCAGACAGGCCAGGGGATAAAGGCGTACACATTCCCGATCCCGGCGCACACGCCCGCTTTCGCCCCGGCTTTCCAATGCTGTTCCAGGCTGTCCCACTGTTCCGCCGTCAGGACGGTTTGCGCCAGCTTGTCCGTGCTGGTGTACTTTGCTTCAAAGCAGATGGAGCGCCCGCCGGACAGCGTGCCCATGAAGTCCGGCTGTGCGTGGGCAATGAAGCGGCCCTTAAATATGCCCCGGTCTTTCTTTTCCAGCACCATAAACGGTTCCGGCATTTTCTCCACGTATGCGATCCCCTTCTGCTTGTAGACGGCGCACGCGGTCTTTATGAAGCCCTCAAAGAAATGCCCCTGGGCATTGTTCTTCTTGCCCTTCCAGCTGTCCAGCGCCTTTTTTCTCTGCTGTTCGTTCATGCCTGCGGCCCTCCTTTTTCATCGAACCAGGTTGCTTCCATGTCCGCAAGATGCAGATGCAGGGCAAGCGGGCATTTCTCCCACGCGCTGGACAGGCTGCGGCCCGCGCCCGCTCGACTGTCAAAGGCCCCCATATGCCAGGAAATGGCCGTGATTTCTTCATCCGTCAACGGCATATGCCGCAGAATCAGGATCACGGACTTTTCCCCGTGTCCGATCGGGAATTGCTCGTTGTGGCGGTATCCGTCTTCCGTCTTTTCGTACAGATGGATCTTGCACACGTCATGAAGCAGGGCGGCAATAGTCAGCGTGTCCATATCCGCCGCCGGGCAACGCTTCACCAGCCGCCGAAACACATTCAAGGAATGTTCCAGCAGGCCGCCCGCATAGGCTCCATGGTATTTTGTGCTGGCCGGGGCCGTGTAGAAGTCCGTGCTTTCCAGCCATTCCAGCAGGCTTTGCACGCCGTCCCGCTCCACAAATGACAGCAGGTGTATAAATTCCTGCTTCTGTTCCTCACCGCCCAGGTGCTTTCCCATTTCACTCATAAACCCAACTTCTTCCCCTGTAAGATTCATGCCCAATTCATACAGGAAGGTTTTGCCCAGCCTGTGCGCCCGCTCGATCTCATGGCGCATACCTTCCGAAAGTCCATAGCGCCCACCGATCATGATATATTTGCACGGTTCCAGCAGGTGCAAGCCCGCTTCCATCCCCAGGGCGCGTTCCGCCGGGTCGTTATCGTCCAGGGCTTGCGTTATGTACAGATGCGGCGTGATCGGCACAAGCCCCCGCCGGACGGCCCGCCCGGTCAGTTCCTGGGCGTACTTGACGTTGCGGGCCACGTCCCCCCGGTATGGGCTGCACACATAGCACAGTTTTTCTTCCATTGGTGTTACCCCTCCATTTCAAGCATTGTCTGTTCCGGCCCCGCCGCCGCTGCGGCGATCCGGTCTTCCGCCATTTTCTTATATTCCGGGTTCAGTTCTACGCCCACAAAATTCCTTCCCAGGCGCTTTGCCACTACCCCCGTTGTCCCGCTCCCTGCGAACGGGTCAAGCACCATTCCACCAGGCGGGCTTCCGGCCAGCACGCACGGTTCCACCAGCTTTTCCGGGAACGTGGCAAAGTGTGCGCCCTTAAATCCCGCCGTGGCCACGCTCCACACATCCCGTTTATTCCGGTACGGTTTCGGCCTGTAGGCTTTCCCGCTTTTTGTCCGGGTTTCCTCCGAACGGTCAGCCCCGTACTTTTTTCCGCCGAAAAATATTTCCTGCTGCCCCTCACACGCAAGATACCGCTTTGTGCTTTCCCCTGTTACGGGTTCGCTGATTGCTGCTGCGTCAAAGTAATACCTTGCAGACTTTGACAGCAGGAAAATGTATTCATGGCTTTTTACGCACCTGTCCCGGACGTTTTCCGGCATCGTGTTTGTTTTGTGCCATATAATATCCTGCCGCAAATACCAGCCGTCTTTTTGCAGGGCAAAGGCCAGAAGCCACGGTATCCCGATCAGGTCTTTCCGCTTGTACCCGCTCGGCACTCTCTTTTCTGTGTGCCCTTGGCTGTTCCGCGTGTTTGTGGGCGGCTGCGGGCCGGAACTTGTGGCGTAGCTGTCCCCGATATTGATCCACAACGTCCCATCCGCCCGCAGAACGCGCCACACTTCCCGGAATACCAGCACAAGGTTTTCTATGTACTTTTCCGGCGTTTCCTCCATCCCTATTTGCCCCGTCGTTCCGTAGTCCCGCAAGTTGTAATAGGGCGGGGAAGTGATGCAGGTATTGACACTCTTTGACTTCACAAGTCCCAGCGTTTCCAGCGCGTCCCCGTACAGAATTGTTTCCATTCTCTCACCCCTCGCACGTCTGCAATTTCTTCTTTTTCTTTTCTTCCCGCTGCATTTTCGGACCGCGAAAAACGGCGATCATGGACGGGAAAGGCGCGTTTTCCGTGTGCCCGTTGAAGCGCAAACGCCCACTTATAAACCTGATTTCCGATCTGTGCATGATAAAATCGTGAAAAAAGGTTGTATCCGTGCGGGCCGGAATCAACAGCACCACAAGCGTATTATCTTTGCACCCCTCCCGGTACGCCTTTTCAACCCACCGTTTCAGATCGCGCCCATAAGGCGGGTTGCAAAATACCCTGTAGCCCCCCCAGTCCTGGGCCAGCCCGTCTTCCGCTTCCGTGAAATACTTTTCGCACTTGTGGTTTTCATCGTCCGCGCACGGATCAAGGTCAAAATGAAATTCAGCGTCCAGGCTGTCAAATAGATCCTGCGGCGTGGCCCACAACCCCGTTGCGCTGCTAAACATGACTTCTTTTTTCATGCTTTCGTTTTCCTTCCTTCTTTTGTCGCTTCTTTTCCGGCTTTTTCCACATTTTCAAATAGATATGCCAGCCCGTTTCTTCGTAATATTCCGGCCTGATTTCCGCTATAGTGTAGCCGTGGAACCGCTTCTGGAAGAAGTCCAGTCCGCGATCATTCGACTTTGCCAGGGCTTCAACCTTCTTCTTTGAATATTTGCCATCCGCTGGGGGGCGCTCCACTGGCCGCACAAGGTTCCTGGAACTGCTCCACCGCTTCTTCCCCTTGGGGTTCTTCATAACATACTTGCAAAGGGCTTCAATGCCGTTTTCGTTGGTCTGGATGCGGTCAGCGTTCACGTATCCTATGCGCTCCACCGTGTCCCCGTAGCTGTGATCCGCGTCATACTTCCGCCAGTTGATCCGCTCCGCCGTCCACATCATTTCCACTTCGTCCCGGTCAAGCCCGGCGTTCATAATGACATGGTGGTGGATGCGGACGGGGCGGCCCGTGTGGTCTGGATCGTCCTTTGCGTATCCGTATTCTGTGACAAGGATATATTTCAGCGGCGGAAGCCCTAACTTCTTCCTGCGGTACGCTACGCGGTTCAGATAGTTACCGATCCGCCGCTCTGCTTCCTCCACCGTCCCGGGAAGGTGCTTTGCGCTGTATGTAAGTGTGACGTGAAGATCCCCGGCTCCGAAATTCCCGTTGCCCAGTTGGACAAGGTAGCGTTTTGAATTTTTTTCGTTCAAGTCCTTTTGCTTTGGTTCTGATACCCGTTGACGCTTCCGGCGCTTCCCTCTCACGGCCCGTTCCGCGCTGTCCGTGCGGGGGATAATGTCCACTTCCCTATAGCGCCCGCAGTCAACCTTCTTTTCCCTGTAAAACATGATCCGGCCCCTTCTGGCTGCGCTGCCGCGCTGGCGGGCCTGGGGTCATACTTTCCCTTGATCCGCTATTCCCATATATTGACAGTTTCCAGGCTTTCCCCGGAAAGTTAATACCCCATACAAGCCCGTAACGCGGGCGCAAAACCCGCAGAAATAAAGGCGCTTTCCGCCTTTTTACGCTTGCTTTTGTGCCGTCAATGTGGTATAATTTTTCTTGCAGAATTGTCTTTATATCACATCTTTGGCACGGCTTTGACTATGGCGGCAACCATAGTCAAAGCCTTTTCCTTTTACCCGTCTTCCGTTCCAATCTCCCATCGGATTTTCATTTGCGCCGGGTATAAGTCCACCTGCGGGCGGCGCTTCCCCGTCCAGCGCAATCCGCCAGCTTGCCCCACACACTTCCAGCCCGCCGCTTTAAGGCTTGTTCCCGGTTCCGTGTCCAGTATGTAGGTTATAAGCCGCTTATACCCCATTGCCCGCGCCGCCCGCCAGGCCGCCGCATACAGCATGGAACAGGCGTTGCGGCTTCCGTCCGTACATAGGCGGTTTACTTCAAGTGTCCATCCATCATCCGTATAGCGGCCTACCGGGCGGCCCACAATGGCAACGCCCACAATTTCTTCCCCGTTGGAAAGTCCAATAGAAAACTTGTGGCCCACAACCTTTCCGTGGTGTCTGTGCTTCTGTTCTACAAATGCGTTTGCTTCCCGCAAGGTCATAGGGACAATTTCAAGCTCCACGGTTCTGCCCTCCCTCAAAACAGGCTTGTTTGACCTTCTTTTTTCCGCTCTGTCTCTTTCTTTTCTTCCCGCTCTTTATCACGCTTTGCCTTGCGTTCCGCGTCATACTTTGCCTTGAAGTCCCTATAGGCCCGCGTATACTCATACGCTCCGCCGAAAATATTTTTTGCCACCACCGCAAGCCCCGGATCAAGCTGTTCTGCGGCCTGCAACTCTTGTTCAAATCTACTTCCGAACGGACAGCAGGCGCACCCCGTTCTTTTGAATCCGTGTTTTTCGTAAAGATCGGAATGGACAACGCCGCGCCGCTGGCAGTATAGTTCTTTGTCCGCGTCCGTGAAGTAAAACAGCGGGCGGAACTGGGCCGCTTCACTTTTGCTTGACGGTTCCGAAAAACAGCTGTTGTATGCCGTGGCTCTTGCGCCGCCCTCTGCTTTTCGTATGCCCACAATGTTGATTGTCGCTTTAATTTCCTTTATGTAGTCGTGGGCAACTTCCTTCTTTGCTCCTTTGCAGCACCCATCCGAAAAACCGATTTTCGGCGGGTTCGCAATCATAAATTCTTTCAAAAGGCGGCACTTTTCAATGTTCATCCGGCTTCCCGGCCCAAAAGCGTTACACCACCAGCGCAAGGCCGCCTTGCAATTCGGGTATCTTGCATAAAGGATTTCAAACGGTTCATCTTCCCACTGGAAGCCGTGGGCCTGTAGGCGGCTTATGTATTGGCTTATCTGCTTTGACATAAACGGTTGCCCCCAGGTCTTGCACCCCAGCGGAACGGGCGTTTTTGCCTTTTTCTGCTCGATCGTTACCCCGTATTTTTCTTCCAGTAAGCCCAGGTGTTCTTTCGTGGCCGTGTATTCAATCCCCGTGTTGAACCATACATAGTGAATTTCTGCAAACGGGTAATTTTTCGCCGGGTTCAACGCCTGGATCATATCCAGCATAACATCACTGTCAGAACCGCCGGAAATGGATACTGCCGCCCGCGCCGATCTGAACATAAGGTTTGCGTGTAGTTTCCGAAACGCGCTATTTATGTTCGGGCACTCCTTTTCCGGGAACAGTTCAAGCATTTTTTCTAATTCTTCCATCGTTCCTACCTCTGCCGCCGAAAATCCGCCGCGTTCGGGCAGGTCTTCCAATGCGGCATAAAGCCCACCGCCGTTTCCAGCTTCGCTTCCCGCGTGGTCACTTCGTCCGGGCGGGCTGCCCGGCCTTTCAGCGTTCCCCCTTCGTCCGTGAAAAAGAGATCCTTTCCGTCCCCCTCAATCACGAAAACGGGTTCCGGGTCAATCGGCATCGACTTTCCCGCCGCCGTGCGTATCCAGTCAATTTGCCGCCCGCACCCTTTGCATACACTCATTGTTTCGCTCCTTCCCACGGCTTCCAGCCATCTTCCCGGACTTGAAAAGCGTCCCCCAGCTGCACCGTGTCCGGGAAATTCGCCTGCGTGGTCTTTATGGCGTACTTGTCAATTTCCGTGGCCCAATACGCCGCCACGCTGGCCCCCAGCTTGTCCAGCGCCAGCCGTCCGCAACTCATACCATCATACATAGACAGCACTTCCAGGGGCTTTTCCGTTATCCCTGGGCAGTAGGAAAGAATATGGGCTATAACGTCCACCGTCCAGCCGTTGCCCAGCTGTCTGTATGCCTGCGTGTCACTTACCGGGAATATGTAGTAATCCGGCACGGTTTGAAGCCGTTTGCACTCCAAAACCGTTAATCTGCGGATAATATAAAGGCCGTCCGCCAGGTTCGCTTTTAACTGCTTCCCTTTGACCGTGATCCGCCCGCCCCGGACTTCATAGATCACGCGGGCGCGGCCCTCTATTTCCGCTGTCATTTGCCCGTCTGCATCGAAAGTTATAGGGTAAACAGCACCCCCCCCCCGCAAATCCAGCCGGATCAACTGGTACGGCATAAAGCCCGGTTTTGGCTCCATACCCTCCCGCTTCCCCTTGCAGGGTTACGGCCTTACCGTCCGGGGAATATACCCGAAAAGGCTTGCTGTCGTGGTTTGTCTGTGTCCCACTCTCTATGGTTCCGATCCTCATAGGTTCCGCCGCCATCGGCGCAGGGAAGTGGTCATAGTCCAGCGCGTTTACTTCGTTCGTGTGGATATAGTTTGCTTTCAGCGTGTACGCCTTTTCTGTCAGCGGTATTCCGCTTTCCAGAATGTCCCGCACCACAAGCCTGCGATCTTTCGGCTGCCGCACGCCGGGAATATTCGTCCAGTAAACCCGTTTCCGGCTCTGGGCTGATACCAGCGCGGAATTTATCACGATAGGTTCCACGCCCAGTTCCGCCGTGATTCGTGCTTTGATCGCCGCCGAAATGCTGTTGTTGTTCTCATACGGGAAGTAGTCAGGGCGGAACTTTACCAGCGCTATTTTGTAGTTCTGGAACAGTTCCCAGCCCTGACCTTCCGGCTCTGTTTCGCGCCCCTGCTTCTTTGCAATACTCCAATGTGTGCAAGGGCTTCCGCCGATTGTGAGTTTCACTGTTCCCCCTCCTTCCCGCCGCCGTCCCCTATGGCCTTGCGCGGCGTGTAGTGTTCCATAGTTTCCGCCATCATGGCGGCCCGGTGGAGCGTTTGCAGTTCTTCTTCTTCCAGGTCTTCTATATCCCCGGGCGGCACAACCGTTTCCGGCGGGAAAATGCCGTTTTTCTTGAAGAACGCATACAGAAATACTTCAAATTCCTTTTTTGCGGCTTCATAGAAGAATTTGTGGTTAAATTCAATTTCTAACCGCTGCGCCGCCGTGCAATCTGCGCCGCGTTTTTTGTGCTTCCGGCCCGTTTCGGCTCCCACACAACCAAACGGCTGTTTGCCCGTAACGGAAAAGATAACCTGGATCAAGATCCGGCGCTCTAATTCGTCATGATAAGGGAAGAAAACCGTTTCCATGTGTTCCAATTCCAGATCGGCTTCCGTTACGCCGTATTTCTGCATCAGTTTTTCAAGCAGAGCCTGCGCGTTCTCTTTTTCACCGCCTACCCCGCGATCGGCCAGGGCTTTTACAGCCTTGATCCGCTCCATCAGTTCTTCTTTCCGGCTCATGGCTTGTTCTTTTGCTCCTCCTTCCGGTTCCATCAGCGGGCACCAGGCGGGCACATATGGCAGGAAGCGCCCGGCTACGCTTACCGTGTATCCCCGGCGCGGGCCGGGGGCGCTGCACCGGAACAACGGCGGCATACCCGCCACGGTTTCCACCGTAATACAGTTGCACCCCTCGCACGTCCTGGAAAAGTCCGCGCCTACGCCGCGCCCCACAGTCATTCCCAGCCTTTCAAGCGCCGCACTTCATCAATGTACTTGTGGCACTTTTCCGGCCCCTCCCGCTCGATCCAGTCTTCCAGAAGATCCCGGCGGTGTGCCCTGCGGTATACGTCTTCTTCCTGGAAGTTCTGTTCCAGCGTGTCCGGCCAGAAGAATTGCACGATCCGGGCTGGGCTTCCGTTCATGGAAATTTGCAGTTGAATAAGCCTGCTGGAACTTCTATGGCTGCTGTCGCTGGCATCCGGGAAGATCCGCGCGTCCAGGTTTCCGAACGTGATATGGAAGTATCCTTCCGGCATCCCCGGTTCATGCTCCAACCCCCGCGCCGTCCCCAGTTCCCGGACAGCCAGGGCCGCCGCCGTCTTCTTTGTCAGGCGGAAGCCACCAGGGTAATACTTCTTTTTCGCCATCGTGTCCCGCTCCTTTCTGAGCCGCCCGCACCATCCAGGCGGGCGGCTCCGTCTTTACTGTGATCTGTTTGTCAAACTTCAATGACAGCAGGGCCGCCAGTGTGTCAAAGAGGTTTTCCGGCTTCAACGTCCCTTGCACGTCCACGCCTGGGATCTCCACCTTTACCCCCATGCCGCGCCCCTCTTTATGCGCACGGCCCGGCGGCCCCGGCGGCGTTCAAGGCCCGCTGAAACTCCATGCCTTGCAGGAACACTTTCAATGCCCACTGTTCCGCTGTGTCCTGCTTGTTCATCAGGTCAACCAGCCGATCCACTTCCGCACGGCTTTCCTGCGGCATCATGACTTCCGGCGCGGCTACGGCGGGCGCTACGGCCCCTGTATCCGGCTTTCTGAACATTGCTTCTTCCTCCTTCCGTTCTTCTGCGTCCCATCATCCGCGCATATGCACATCAAACGTTGCTGCCATTCCGATCACGCCGTCCCAGTATTCCGGGCTGATCCCGCTTTGTTTCAGAATTTCCAGGATTTTTCCAACCTTCGTTAAAAAGTCCTGCGTTTCCTGGAACGGCCTTTCGTTCACATAGCCCAGAACTTCCAGCACCTTCCATGCCGCCGCTGCGCTTGCTGTCCCTGTGTGCCCTTCTTCTTCCGCAAGGTTCACGATCATTCCCGGCCCTGCTTCCTGCACGGCCCGTTCAATGTCTGCAATTTCTTCCTCTGTGAACACAACGCACCCGCCGTATTTTGCCGTGGCTTCCCATTCCCGGAACGTTTCCACCACGGTCTTTCTGATCACGTCTTCCAGGTCAAGCGGCTGCCGCAGATTGATTTCCGTGCCCGGTTCCAGCTGTACGCACCCGTCCTGCGGAAGTTCCCCGCCGCTTGCTTTCTGCATTTTTCGGATCGTGTCTGCCAGCGCTTTTGCTATTTGAATGTCATTCGCCAGTTCATACCGGAACTGCTGCGCGGCCCCCTTCGTTTCCGGCTCCTTCTGCGCCGCCCGTATTGCTATGCGGTTCACATAGTCCACCGCCAGATCGACAAACGCGGCGTTGAATTTGTTTATTTCTTCCTGCATTGTGTTTCATCCTCCCTTTTCCCGCCGGGCGCGGCTCCTACGGCCCGCCCGGCTGTTTTCCCGGTTCCCGTTCCCCGGTTCCCGGTCTGGTTCCTGCTTCCAGCTTCCCCAGGTTGATTTCCCCGGCCTGCGGCGCGGCCTGCTGGCCGCCCCCCCCCTCCCGGGGATCCGTGCCCGCCATATCTTCCGGCGTGCCCAGGGCCGTTTTCTGGCCCTCGCTGGCGGCTTCCGCCGCCGTCCCTGCTCCCTGCTGGTTGTCTGCCCTTGTGCGGTATTCGTCCGCGTCCGGCCCGTCCGGCTCCCGGAAGAAGTCATATTCCAGCCGCCGCCCGCACACCGGGCACACGTCCGGCATATCCCCGGTTCCATTACACAGCAGTTCCGCGCCGCACTCCCCGCACCGGGCAACCCCCAGATCGTCCATGCGGGCCAGCGCCGGGGCCGCGTCCCGCTCCACCGTGGCCGCGCTGGCCGCCGCCTGGGCGGCCAGTTCTGCGGCTTCCTGCTTCCGCTGGTACTCCACCGTTCCGGGGATCTCCGCCCGGTAGGCTTCTTCCCACGCTTCCGCCGCCACCAGGTCTTCAAAGGCAATTTCCGTTTCCCCGTCATAGGGCTGCGCGTCCTCGCCGTACTCCACGCGGAACGTGTCCACCAGGCCGCTTTCCTCATAGGTCACGAAAATGTGAATCTGGTTGAAGTCTTCCGCCCAGAAGTTCACGCCGCAAGAATCGGTGGTGATAATCGCCGCGCACGCCGCCTGTTTCGGCATTTCCTTCACGTTGATTTCCTCATAGGGGAAGATCCCGAAATAGCCGCCGTTCTTCGTGTACAGGCTGGCGCTGTTGTCTTCGTCACAAACCAGGGCGTTGTTTTCGTCCCGGTACACCGTGCCCCAGCCGTCCTTCGCGGCCAGCTTGTACGCTTCCGTCTTGCCGTTGATTTTGTAAACCGGGATACTGGCAACCGCTGTTACAATGTGGCGGACTTCGTATTTCTTCTTCATAGCGCCCTCCAAAACACAAGCTGCTTATTTTTTGTACGCCTCACTTGTTTCTTGAGCATATAATATACCAGTCACTTGTATTTGTCAATAGGTTTTTACAAAATACTGTTGACTTTTTTACAAGTGACTGGTATAGTGTTCTTGTCATTAGGAAGGGGGTGCTAAAATTGACAATCAATGAACGAATTAAGGCCTTTCGCAAAAGTAAGAAATTAAGTCAAAAGCAGTTTGCTTTATCCCTTGGTGTTACGCAATCCGGCGTTAGCTATATGGAGCAAGACGGTTCAACCGTTTCTGATGCTTCCATAAAAACAATTTGCAGTGTTTACGGGCTTAATGAAGAATGGCTTCGTAGCGGCGTGGAACCGATGGTTGATCAGGCCGATACATTTAGCTTGGATAAGTACCTGCAAGACAAAGGCTGTAGTCCTCTCGAAATATCAGTCGTTAAATCGTACTTCCAGCTAGATCGAGACACGAGGCAGGCAGTCTATAATTATTTCCAATCCCGTCTTGACGCTGCAAAGGAACATCTTTCCGCCGAAATGGCTCCGCCTCCAGAAGCGGAAATTCCACCGATTGAATTGAAGCCCATTGCCGACATGACACATACGGAAATTGATCGGTTTTCTGAACAGTTGCGGCGTGAATTACATAGGGAAAAAGCAGCTGCGGAAGAATCGCCAGTTTCTCCCGGATCTGGTACGAACGGCAACGGGCCGCCGATCGCCGCCGGAAGTAGCGGCGCGGACAGTGCTACAGGATAAAAAAAGAAGCCCGGCGGGGCTTCATGGCTCCGCCGGGCTTCCGTTAAGGAAGGATTCAATATGGATAATAACGAAACTTGGAATGTGTGGAGCGAAATCCATAGCGCCCCCGGCCAGGAAAAGCGCCTGGACAGCGCCAGGGCCGCTGTTTGTACTCCTTTGCGGGTTTCCCCGGACGGCGGCGCGGCGGAATTTAAGGGAAGCAGGGGCGTTTATCAAACCAGTCTTAATTCTTGCAGTTGTGAAGACTTCCGCCGCCGGAATCTTCCCTGCAAGCATATGTATAGGCTTGCACTTGAACTTGGGCTAATCCCCGGCCCTTTTTCTTCCTATCTCCACGGCGGCTATGATTGGAAGCAAGTAATAGACATTGCAGAAAGTTTTCCAGAAGAAGTTCAAGAAGAATTTATCTCACATTTCCGTGATTCTTCCGCTTCTCCCTCTCCATATCGCAGAAAAAAACGCCCCGAAATGGATACTTTGATTTCTGCCGAAATTTTGATAGAGTATCCGGAAAAAGAAACGGCGAAATTCAAAACCGTTCGCATGGCGGAAGATTTCATGGTGGACAAGCGCCGCATAAGTTGGTATTTCTCCCGCAAGTTTTCACCTCCTCAATTCACGGACGGCGAAAAAATAATTGTTGGAGAATATCCAGACGATGAAGTAACCGCTTATCTTCGCCAGCGTGGTTTTGCAAAGGCCCCTGGAACCATCCTTAAATATCTATAAAAGCAAAAAGCGGCCCCGGCTGCGCTCCACCGCCGCCGGGGCCTTTGCAGTAGTCCATTGCACCAGATACAACAATACCGCTGCGGCTTCATTGTAGCACACGCGGCGGGGAAATGGTAGGCAATGTTTATGGAAAATTTGCCAGTATCGCCGCTGCGGGTTGCCCTGTATGTCCGTGTCAGCGGCCAGGAACAGGCCATAAAGGGCCTTTCCCTGGAAGCCCAGCAGGAAGACTTACAGGAATATTGCCGGGAAAACGGCTGGATCGTGGCGGGCCTATACATAGACGCGGCCAAAACCGCCCGTAAGCGTTTGGGGAAGCGCACAAATTTTTTGCGTATGCTGGAAGACGTAAAGCGGGACAAGGTGGATCTTATCCTCTTTACCCGCCTGGATCGCTGGTTCCGTTCCGTGGCCGATTATTACAAGGTCATGGAAGTTCTGGAAGCCCACGGCTGCGGCTGGAAAACCACACAGGAACAGTACGACACCAGCACGGCGGGCGGGCGGCTGTATATCAATCTGCGGCTTTCCATTGCCCAGAATGAAGCCGATCTGTGCGGGGAAAGAATCGGCGTTGTGTTTGACAGCAAGATCAGGCACGGCACGGCTGTTTCCGGCAACTGCCCTTTCGGCTACCGCGTGAATGAAGAAAAGCGGCTGGAAATTGTGCCGGAACGGGCCGCGATCGTCCAGGACGCTTTCCAGCATTACCGGGCCACCGTATCACAGCGGGGGACGATCAAGTATATCCGGGAAACTTACGGTTTGAATTGGACGGACACAAATTTTCGGCGCATACTTCACGATCGGTTATACACCGGATACTATGACCGAAACGGGCGCACAAATGAATCTTTCTGCCCCGCAATCATACCACAGGAACTTTTTGACGCTGTGCAGAAGCTACTATCCAATAATGCAAAGTCAAATCCCACCGGGCGCGTGTACCTGTTCACTTCCATTCTTGTTTGTGCGGAATGTGGGCACAAGCTGGCGGGCCATCAAACAAACGGCAAGTATTACTATTACCGATGCAGTCAGCATTATCGGCGTGATCTTTGTTCCCACGATAAAGAGATCCGGGAAGAAGTTGTGGAAGCATGGCTGTTTGAAAACCTGGGGCGCGTCTTCCAGGAATGGCGCACAGAATGGGAAGTGAAGGAAGCCCAGCGCAAACAGTCCGCCGCCGCCGTTGACCGCGCCGCCGTCCGGCGGAAGCTGTCCAGGTTGAAGGAACTGTATCTGAATGAAGTGATCGACCTGGAAGAATATAAGCGGGACTATGAAGCACTTTCCACCCAGCTTGAAGAACGCCCGGCCCTTCCCCCGGCCCCCCGCCCTAATTTTGAAGCCGTGGAAGCGTTTCTGGCCCAGGACTTCCGGCAAATCTATGACACGTTGGAGCGGGAAGAAAAACGGACGTTGTGGCGCTCCATCATCAAAGAGATCCGCATAGATAACGATCAGCAGGTCAAAGGACTTTCTTTTTTATAGGCGTGTTGTACTAACTGTATATAGCCTGTGGGTTGTATATAGTTAATACAGAAGAACAACCACCAGCAGGCCCGCCGCCCGCTGGTGGTTCTCTTATTTCCCTGCTATAATTCCCGCCCGCTCAATTTCCAGCAGCTTTTCCATAACGCCCCATGGCGTTATTTCTTCCGATTGAATGAAGTATGAAATCCGCCCCGGCATAAATTCTTTTATGGTCAGTATTGCTGCGTCTTTCCCTTTGTATCTGAAATAATACCGTGTTTCCGGGCTGTACGGCCCCTGTATGATCAGTTCCCCATCTTCCCTTTTCGGCGTTTCGCTTCCTACGATTGCCCGCCATACCGCTTCAACGATCCTGTTTTTCTGTTTCTCCACGTCTTCCGCCAGCGTGTGCAGTTCTTCCAACGCTCTTTCCATCATTCTTCCCCCTTCCCCCACGTCATTTCTTCCCCGGTATCCCGCAGATACTTTTCCCGCACCGCCGCCACAATGTAGCTGTTGAAGGAAGAATAGCCCGCCTGTGCCGCCGCCGAGTATCGCCAGAAGGTACAGATTCTTTTCCGGCACACGCCGCCTGTTTTTAATCGCGTTCCGCTTATCCACAGACATTACGATATACATAATAATGTTAATCAGAAAATAGTATCCGACCACAGCCACAAGCGCGGTCATATTCAGTGTTATCGTAGATTCCGCCGCCATTTTTCGCCTCACTACATTCCGCCAGTCCAAATCGCCGCGGTCCAGTGCCAGCAGTAGCACCTCCGCAGTTGCCAGATTGGTCGCCAAAGGGATATTATGCATGTCGCACAGATGCAGGATAGAATTGACTTCCGATTCATAATCCTGATGAGAAACAGGATCCCGCAGATATATCATTACATCAATGTCATTATTTATAATTTGAGCGCCCATCTGCTTGTCGCCGCCCAAATGGCTGGAAAGATATTTATGCACAACAAGGTTTGCGGCCTCCTCAACCAGCCGCCCTGTCGTGCCGGTGGCATAGATTTCGTGCCGGCAGAGTATGTGCCGGTATGCGATACAAAGGTTTTCCATCAACTTTTTCTTGTTATCATGGGCAATCAAACCGATATTCATAGCAGGCCTCCTTCGACTAATGATTTCGTTTCTCTCTTCTTAATGTTCAGTATCAGGCCGACTGCCACCATGTTCGTCCACATGGAGCTGCCGCCGTAACTGACAAATGGCAGGGACATTCCCGTATTTGGCAGTATCCCCGTCGCTACCCCCGCATTTACAAATGTTTGAAACGCAAACATACCGGCGATACCTGCCGCCAAAAGCTGGCTGAAGATATCCCTGGCTGATATTGCTATAATAATACAACGAAATATGATAAAAAGCAATACAGAAAGCACAAATATACAGCCAAAAAAACCAAATTCTTCCCCAATTACCGAAAAAATGAAATCATTTTCCGGCTCAGGGAGATAGCTGAGCTGGTTCAGCGTGCCATGAAACAGCCCCTTGCCCGTCAGCTGACCGGAGCCAATCGCGCTGATAGATTTTTCCGTCTGGTAATACAGGCTCGCGTCG